CAAATATGCAGTGGGGTATCGACCACGAGCCATTGGCTAAGGTTGCATTTGAAAACAAGACTGGTTTAACAATTACAGACGTAGGTTTTGTTGACCACCCGATGATTGAATATTTCGGTGCGTCACCTGATGGGTTTGTGTCAGATGGTCGTGCGATTGAGATTAAATGCCCAACTACTTCAACGCATCTTAAGTATTTGCTTGGTGGTGTAATTCCAGATGAATACAAACCGCAAATGTGTACGCAATCCGCCTGCACAGGGAAATCAGTATGGTTCGCATCATTTGACCCCCGCATGCCAAAAGGCAAACAATTGTTTATTAGGTTGTACGAGCCAACCGCAGATGAGATTAAAAACGTAGAAGCGGAAGCGGTAAAGTTTTTAGATGAAGTAGAACAGATGTTTGAGCAGTTAACAACGGAGGAAGTATGAAATTATTAGGATTAGCAAGAATCGGGAACGAGCCTGAATTACGTTATTCATCGGGTGGCATGGCTGTACTGCAACTAAGTCTTGCGTACAACTACGGCAAAGAAAAGAAATCACAATGGGTACGCGCATCACTTTTTGGCAAACGTGCGGAATCGCTTGCTCCATATCTTGCAAAAGGACAATTGATCTACGCTGAGATATTAGATGTAAACGTTAACCAGTACACATCAAAAGATGGTACGCAAGGTGTGTCGTTAGAGGGAATTGTGCAAGACGTTGGGTTGACTGGTAAAGGTAATACGCAAGAAAAGCCTGCTCAGCAAGCAAAGCCACAAGAATTAGCTGATATAGGTTCAGATTTACCTTTCTGATGCAATGCAACAAATGTAACTTTAGCGGTTCAACCTACAACAATAAGTGTGTAGGTTGTCGCTACCGACTAGTTAAGTCTGCGTACCCAAACAAAGCACAAGGCGCAAGAATGTTTGACTTTTTAGAACACGCGACACGCATTGACCGAGCAACACTTTATAAAGAATACACGGAGCAAGATAATGAGAGCGATTGCAATATTCTTTGATGAAAATAAAGACGAAGTAACGTTAAAAAGTAGTGAGTATTTTAGTAATACGCATACGATTACACGGTTAGACATATTGAAAGATGCGATTGTGCTACTACAAAAGATGTATGACGATGAACTACAAAAGATGTACGGCAATGAACAATAAATTGAACGCAAAAGAACGCAAACACCTTGGCATGATTAAGTCACTACCGTGTGCTGTGTGCGATGCGCCCCCGCCAAGCGATGCACACCACATTGAACAACACAAGCAGTACTTATGCTTACCTCTGTGTAAAGATTGTCACCAAGGCTCTTTAAATGGCATTCATGGGCAGAAAAATATGTGGCGAGTTATGAAGATGACTGAGTTAGATGCGCTTAACAAAGTTTTGAGCCAAATATTATGACGTTATCCCTGCGCTCAAAAAAGATGCTAGAGAAACAAGGTTATACGGTGGCTACCGTTGAGTATTACAACGCTTTTACTAAGCGAAAGCACGACCTGTACGGTTGTATTGATTTGCTCGCAGTGGGCAACGGGGAAACTCTTGCAGTACAAGTAACAAGCAAAAGTAATATGTCGGCACGCATTAAAAAGATTGAAGATGCACCTGCTTTGCCCGAGATGATACGAAGCAACTGGCGGGTAATTGTTCACGGATGGTGGAAAAATTCTAGCAACCGCTATGAATTAAAAACATTTGAATTTTAAGGAAATATTATGATCTCAAAAGATATTCTTATTTATTTAACAGAAAACGCAGACAAAAATACGAATGAAATTGCATCAGCATTACATCTAAAAGAAGAGACTGTAAAAATTACGTTGCTACGCATGATTAAGAGTGGCAAACTTTTTCGTTCAAAAGTTGCACCAGCCGAGTACCAGGCTGGACCACGACAAACCTATATTTACAGAGTAGGGTAAGTACCTATTAAATAGTGTAAATAGTGTGTTATATTGTTTACATATTAACAAGGAGAAACACAATGATTACAGGCGAATACAGCAAAGAAAAGCACGAGGCTAACATTACACCTTGCCTTGCGTACTGCGTGGCTTCTATGGCGTTCCTGACGCTTCTACTGGCTTGCTTTGCATGAAGCCCAATGCGGCGATTGTGTCTGCAATCACGCAAGACATGATTCGGCTTTTAAAAGAACGGCACACGCTTAGCCGTGACGACCTCGAGTACACAGTACTTGCGGTTGCCAAGCTAAAAGACGAGCGCCTCAAGGCTTGCGTTGCCACTTTAATTGGTTGGGGTGACGATGAGCGTGCAGAAATAGAAACGTTCGTAGCTGTTGCTTTAGAAGTGTTTAAAAAAACTAACCCAAGCAAACTGCGTGAAGCCGCCAAAACGGTTGAAATTAAGTATTTGTTGAGGAAACACAATGAGCGATGACGTAGACATAGCAAGTGACAGAACTCAGCTTGCCATTGACGCTAAAGTTAAGCAAATCAGCAATGCCGCAAAACTTGACCCGGGCACTGAGGGTGACTGCGACTTGTGTGGAGAGTGGACAGGTAGACTAATAGATGGTGCTTGTGCGCCATGCCGTGATAGATACAAACTTAAATAACTGGAGAAACCAAATGTTGAACTACCCGCAAGATCATAAAGCATACGTGCCAGCAGCAGCAACCGATGTGCTGGCTACGTTTAAAAGACTTGGCTTTGTGCCACCGAGTGAGTTGCCTGAGTACCAGGAGAAGTGGGCTTATTACAAATCGCTAGGGGCATTATGAGAGATTTTAGTTATTTTCTTGATAAAAAAGATTCTGCTGCATCACAGATTTTAATATTGTTGCAGAAAAATAAAAATTTAACGCGCGAAAATATTGGTAAACATTTGCCCGATTTACTTGCTCGAGCAATTAACGTAGCAGTTGCTACCCTGCGGAAGCATCAAATAATTTATATTTCCAGTTGGAAAAAATCTAAATGCACCCGATCTTTGGCTGCGTTTAGTATCGGAGATAAAATTGACGCAGAATTTCCGATTTCTTGCAGACTTGAAGCTCGAAAGTTAAGCGATGCAGAAATTTTAAGTAGGGAAATCGGTGCGCGTTACGATGCAATTAATCGTGCACTTGTACCTATCAGAAACATGAAGCAACAACGTGTCGTTAATCAACGTTATTTGGAACACTTACAAGGAATAAGATGAACGACATTATGCAAACATTGCTACAAAAGTTTTCGCCAAACGGTAGTCAACCACTTCGTGATTACGCCACTATTACTCTTGGAGAGTATGCTGAATTGCTCGAATTTATTAAAGATGTTAAACGGGCAAAATTTCAAGAAATAGAAGAGCTAAATTTACTTTATATGGCCGCAAAAAACGTCATAGACTGGACCGAACGCGCTTATCGACCACCCGTGCTCGATGAATTTGAAACGGGAAGAATGGTAAAAGTTCGGCTTCATGCCTTGTCTGATTTGAACGATGCGATTGAATCCATTAAGGCAAAAAACACATGAGCCTGTATCTTATCGGTCTGCTTATATTTATTATCATTGCCGGCTGGGTCTTTGGGCTTATGTCACTGCTGTGACGGGCAAACAGCATTAAAAACATCAATAAACCGTGCGCCCGATGCAAGTGTTTCGGGTGTATCTTTTGTGCTGTAAGTAGGCAAGTCACGCGCAAGCTCTCGGCAAATACTGCGTTCAGTCGCGGATTCGCCCCGTGTCGCGCAACCGCTTAACTGGGTCGCCAGTAATAGACCTAGCGTTATCAGCACTATCTTCAATCTTGCGTGCTTGTTTTCTGTCCGATTCATCTCTAGCCTCGCTTTCAGCTTGTCCGCCATGACTGCGCCCTACAAAATAGATGGAGAGTGCTGCGGTAAACACGGCAACTAGTCCAATAATGTACATCTTAAACTTTAGCCAGATTGCCATGTGTTTGTTCTCATTTGATTAGCCAACTCATTTGCTCGGTTAGGCGTTTGTTGCGCCCACTTGCTCTTAAGCATATTGTCGGCAGCGTTAACGTAGTCACCCATCTTAACCATCTCTAAGGTGCGCCCAAAGCCTAGTAGCCCTGTGATACCTAACTGAAAGCTCATGTTTAACAATACGCCTTTACGCACGTCAGAGAGGCTATTAAACCACGGTAGCTTATCCTGCAATGCTTTTACCCGTGTATTAATGTCATTGTTAAGCAGATACTGTGCTTCTTCATGCGTGATACCACCGCCCTTGCGTTT